CCACAAACTCAGGAGTACGCATGGATCTGCAGCCGCATCAGCAGCGAGTCATTGATGAAAAGAAGGAGCTTGACGAAAAGCTCGGCAAGCTGCTCTCGTTCTTCCAGTCTCCCATCTTCGTATCGCTTGCCGAGGCGGAGCGCGTGCGTCTTCGCTGCCAGGCTAGATTCATGGAAGGATACTCTGCCGTGCTTGGCGAGCGAATCGAAGCGTTCACCTGATGACACCCACCCAGATCGCCGCCGGCATCGCCATCATCGGCGCCTTCCTGGGTGGCGCGATCCTGGGTCGCCGTGCGGTTCAAGCAGATTGGGATGCGGCCAATGCGCAGCAGGCCAGAGCCCAAGCCGAGTTCCTGGCCCGCAACTACATCAGCAGATCGGTCGCAGAGGCCCAGTATCAGGCGCTGGCCGGCCGATCCGCAAAGGTCTTACATGAGGTGATCCATGTCCGCGCAGAGCCGCTCAAATGCCCGCCCGATGCTGATGTGCGCGATGTGGTGCTGCCAGGCCTTGGCGACAGGCTGCGCAAGCTACGTGACGCCACCGGCGTCGATCCCGCCACCGACCTGGGTGCCGTGCAGCCTTGATGCGCCGCCTGCCGATCTGACGGTGCGCGGCGCAGAAGAGCGATTGCTGCGTGCCGAGGAGTCCCTAGGGCGATGTGATGCACAGGGCCGCGCTGTGATTCAGGCGTGGCCGCGGTGATGGTTGCACGACCTGGATTCGAACCAGGGTCACGGCCTTATAAAGGACCACGCTCTACCGCTGAGCTATCGTGCAGTTTTGGTCGCAGGCATTCCACCGGCAGGCGTCTTTACCCCACAGGGCCTACCGCGCCATGACGCTCGGCGCTGATGCTGCTGTGGCAGGCATGCGTAATCGGCTTAGGTCTCCGCATGCATCCAGGTCCGGCGCGTGGATCACGTTGCCGATGCCGACTGTGAATTCTTGTGTTGGGAGGCGCCGGGCGGACTCGAACCGCCGACCCAAGGCTCTACCTACTGAGCTACGGTCGCCGCTGTTGATTATGCCTCAGGCGGCTCGTCGTCATCCGGCTCGCGCGCATCCGGATGAATCGCCGGGCTGTTCCGCCCCATGCGCATGCGCTGCGCCAATCGCTCCTGTGCCGCCTGGAATTCCAGCGAGCGGCGCTCGGCGCAGGAATCCAGGTCGAATTGGTCGAATTGGTTCATGTCACGCCTCCAGCCCGAAGCGCTTGCTGATTGCCTGTGAGATGTGCTCCGCAGCGTTGTTGAACGCAGAGCCGCCGCATGCTTGGTCTTTGCAGATGCCGATGCACTCCTGCGCCACGAGTCGCCCGTAGGCGAGCATCTGGTCTTTGGTGTATGTCGTCGGCTCCGTGTAGCCCCATACACCGACAGCCAGCGGCTTCGGCAGCGGAGGCATTCCTTCGTTGCTCATGAGTTCCTCCATATCACCAGCCCCACCACGCCGGCCACGCCAGCGATCACCGCCCACCGCAGTACCATGCTGGTGAGCCAGCACCAGCAAATGTCGTCGATGTACTTGTTGGCGCGCTTCAAAGCTTGCTCCTTGTCGGGTTGTGGGGTGTGCATGCCGGCCAGTAGTGCGAGCAAGTGAATCACGGGAGCGCCTCTGGTTCTGTCGCAGGCTCAATCGGATCCATCGGCAGCAGCAGCGGCTGGAATGTGTCTAGCTTGAAGCGGCCAACCTCGTAACCATGCAGCCTCTGCTCTGTCAGCCACGTCATCACACGGACGGACAACTCGTATGCTGCTGCACGAGTCCGCAGGCCATATGCCGCCACCAGTCGATCGATGGTCTGCTCGGCATGCTCGTCAAGCAGCATCGTGTATCGTTTCTCACTCATGGCCTCCGCTCCTGCGTACATAACGCCGTCACCAGCATTTGAGTATGCGCCAGTGGCCTGCCCCAAAGCAATAGAGATTGCACCCGTTCTGCGCTCTCGCAATGCTGTCGCAGCTTCGGCCGCGGCACGTGATTCAGACCGATGATGAGGCCGGAGTACGTCATCAGCCCGGTGCGGCCGGATGGCAGCGTCACCTCGCCTGGCACGTGCGTGCGGATGCGTGGCTCTGTGCGGCGCGCTACCATCAGATGCTCTCCTTCGGTTGGGCCGAGTTCTTCCGCCCAACCAGCAATTCTTGGCCAGCATCCGTAACTCTGTAGATCGGATCGCCACCAGACAGCGGGCCACCAGGCCGCTTTGCCATTAACCCGGCGGCGACCAATGCCTCGCAATCGGCGTAGTCGTCGCTGCCAGGGCCCGTCGCGAAGTGGTTGCGCCATCCTGCTGCACCGCGGCCGACGCCGAGAGCGTGCCGCAGAATGTCACGCTGATTGTCAGTGATCGTCACCATCACGCGCCTCCAGCCAGCTTACGAGCGTTGGCCTCGACTGCCTCAAGCAGCAGCGACAAGTCATACCGCGGATGCCCGGCCTGCGATTCATGGCCGGCGCGCAATTCGGCCAGCGCCTCAGCCGCGCAGCCATGGCCGTACATGCACACCTTGTCGATATGCTCCGCAATCAGCGCCTCACGCGCTGCGACGCGGAATGCCTCCGTGTCATCAGTGACACCGTCGCCAACCGCGCCGAACTGTCGGATGTTGAGCGGACCCGGCGCCGCATGCATGAACGTCTCCGCAGCCGGCCGGTGCGCACGCAGCCGCGCAATCTCCTGCTGTGCCGCCGCCAGCCGCGCATACACCTCTTTCACCTCGCCTTCGCGCGCCCAGTGCGATGTGGCCAGCTCGTTGGCGTGCTTCATGAGGGCCTGCAAGTGGTCGCCGGCGTAGATGGATGAACTGCGCCAAGCTCGCGCCAGGTCCCTATGCTCTGCCAGCCACGCGTCGGGGTCGAATTCGGTAGTCATGTCAGTCCCTGAAGTAGTCGTCTGCAGAGTTCCAGCCCATGCGGCCAGCCGTCTGCGCTAGCTTGGCGGCGCTCTTGAGCGCAGCATCGATAGCGCGCCGACCATTGGCCAGCCTGGAATTTACTTCGCGTAGCGTTGCCTCCAAGCGCGCCGCGAGCGCTGCATTCACATTGGCCTTCTCCAGGCTCTCCGGTGTGCCTTTGGCGAGATGCAATGCCTCGTAGCGCCGCAGCGTCTCGGCGGCCACCTGCAGGTCCGTGCGCATGCGGTCGATAATGTCTGTCATGCATGTCCTCCTGGCGTGCCGATCAGCGCGGCGATTGCTTCGGCGTTGCCGGTCTCGATGTTCCAGGCCACGATTTCCATGCCGGCGCCCGGCGTGATCTTTCGCTGGTCCTGGACAGCCAGGACCTGGCCGACCAAGTGAGCCAGAATGGCCAGGATCTCCTGCGCATCCAGGTTCGCGCCTTGCGTGCGGATGGCCTCTTCGAGCGCCTTGCGGAAGGCCACATGCGCGTCGCTCGCTCGCACGTGCTTCATCGGGATTGCGGCGTCGCTCACGGCTTCTGCTCCTGCTGTTCTCAAGGTATGCATCGTGAAGACCCGCCGCAGTAGTTTCCTTCTCTGGTGTGCTCTTCAGGCCCCCAGAGGATTTCGAACTCGTTGTCGCAGCTTGCGCAGCGGCTGAAGTACCGAACGCGCAACAGAGACCCGTCGGGCGAATCGACCTCAATCGGGTACGGGTCGGGTGCTGCAATAGGTTGCGGTGGCGCTGGCGGAGGCTGCGGCGTGAACCCGCGCTTACCGCCACTGGCCAGCCACCGGCCGAAGTCATCCATGCTTCTGCTCCTGCTGCTGGGCCATGGCGGCGCGCACCGCATCGCGCGGCGTGCCGGCATCAGGCCCATGGCACTCACGGTCGGTCCAGTAGTGCATATACACCGGCAGATCCTGGTGCGTTTCAATGACCCGGGCGCGGTGCCTCAGCACCCAATCCATCTCCGCCTCTTCCGCCAGTGCACGGGCCTCGGCGGTGGAGAGCTTGCTGGCGATGAACTCTTCGAGCGACACGCGATCCCTGTCCCAGTCCACTTCATCGTGCGTGTAGCCGAAGCGTGCGCATAACGACCGGTGGAAGTTCTTGAAGCTGCCTAGCAGCTCGTGCGCATGCGCATCCTTCGCCGCCAGTGCGCCATCAAGCGCTGCGATGCACTCCTTCGCCGCGTCAACCACGTCTTCGGCGTGCCGAGCCCGCGCGGTCAGCGTCGCAGCCTCTTCGCCGAACTCTTCGCGCATGCTGGCGATGCGGCGGCGCTCTTCGATCAGATCGGCTTCGAGGCCCGCGATGATCTCGTCCTTCGCCGCCAGGGCCGCGAGGAGATCGCGCCGTCGGATGAGTGGAGTCCAGTAATCCGCAACTTCCTCTGTAAGGTGTAGACCCGGCTCATCCCAACCGTGCGGAGCATTTGCGTAGACTCGCTTTCCTGGCCAGTCCGTGTAGTGCGCCACCACAGGACACGATGCGTCCTCCGCAAAGACGCCTTCGATCTGCGCAAGCGCCTCGTCTGCGGTCAGCTCGGCCGCGGGCTCCGCCGGACGCGCAGCATCGCCGGCCGTCTGCGCCACTCGCCAAGCCGCCTCGATGGCCCTCATCGCATCGACGCGATACAGGCCTGGAACGGCCGCGCATGCGGCATCGATCATTTCGTCCGTTGCTTCGAATGGCTCGGCGTCGATCACCTCAGGCTGCGCCAGCCCGCCAAGCTTTCTCACATCCTCGCGCAATTCGCGCACGCACTGCGGACACCCCCATTCGCTCGGGTGAGGCCTGCCATGGATGCGGCAGTTCCACCACGCTGGCGCGGATGGTTTAGCCAGATCTACAAGTGGCCTCACCTGCGCTTCGTAGTGCGCGTGGGCGTCGGCGAGGATGGCCCGCACTTGCTCGGCGGCGTACACCTCAGTCCGAAACGGTCTCAGGCGCGTCTCTTCGCGTCTCTTCGTGGCGAAGTACCCGTCGTCGTGGTGCAGCGTGGCATACGGCTCTGGCAGGTCAGGCTCGTACGGCTGCAGGCGGTCGGTGCTCATTTGCCACCCCGCACGGGGCGCCATGCAACGATGTCACTGCAGTGGCCGCCAGGCACTTGCTCATGCCACCTGAACAGTCCATAGTCGCTGTGCTCCGTGCCGTCCCTCCACCGAACCCAGGCTCGCAATCCATCCGGAACCGGACACTCGCTCGTAGGCGTCGGGATGTGGGCGATCCAGCCATCACGATCGCATGGCAGCCAATGGTCTTCCATGCGGCAATGCGGAATAAACGCGAACACCTCTCCTACCTTGATTCCGTAATACTCCTTGACGCACACCGAGTACGGGATACGCGGAGCGGCCACAGAAGGTTGCTCAGGCGGCGCGCTGCTGCCGCCAGATTCAGGCGCGGCACGCTCACGCAGCCACTCAGCCAGATCCTCATCGTAGCTCGGCGGCAGCGGCAGATCAGCCGCCACGGGCATAGGCGCACGCGACATACGCGGATTCTGCGCGCTGCTGGCGTACATCATGCGGTCGCATTGCAGCGAGAGGGACCTTAGTGCAAGCTGTGTCCGTAGGATTTCCAGCCTTGGCGACGGTTTATTCAACCTCATGTGCAATCTCCTTGTGTGTGGTGGGCGGCCACTACACCCGTAGTGGCGCGGTGTCGAAAACCGTGATGATGTGCCGCATGGTCGCCCGTGAAAGAGTATGTCCTATCTAGTTGAGCAGCGCCAAGTAGAAAATACTATCGAACCGGATTAGCAATAGAAATGTCGCTGCCAAGCGAAGTCTGTGACCAGTGCACGCCGCGCTCATCGCCCACATGATGCAAGAATGCGATGTAAGCCGAGTACAAGCTCTTGGTGAACCGCTTCGATTCGATTGGCGTCATCACGAACCCGTCGCCAGTGATGAGCGGCACCATGCGCGGCTTGCGCGTACGCCAATCTTCGGCGAACTCCGGCATGTCCTTGGTGGCTAAGTAAAACGCGTACTTCAGCGCCTCTTTCCACAGCGCTGCGTCTGCCTTCGCGCCGGCCAGCAGCGCATCCCTGGCGATGTCTCGATAGCAAGAGTGGCACAGGCGCTCTTGGTCTCGGCTCTTGCCGTCGAACGCCTCGACTGTGAATGCGTGGCCGGCCATCAAGTACGGCTTGAGCCGCTCGTACATCGATGTGAGCGCAGTCCACCCCTGCTGTGCGTTTCGCAGCTTCGTGGATATCGTTGTCACGGCAGAAGCCCAACGTCGCACAGCACCTTGGCGACGTGCTTGTTGCACTTTGCCAATTCGCGCAGCTTGTAGGTTGTCTCGGCAGCGTTCATTCGTTCCAGAATCCTGCGCGTGTCTCGCGGATATAGCGCGCCCTGGCCGTAGGCGTAGTGGCACCCAGGGATGCCAAACCTTGGTCCGCACAGCGGTACACAAGTCAGGTCGCATGACTTGATCGCCAAGCCCTTGCCCTGCTCCGCGTGTGCCGCCTGGCTGTAGCCATCGACGCCGCACTCGGCGCATGGAAGCGACGCCACCAGCCTGCGATACGGCTCCGAGCGGATTGGCGCATCCTTCGGCACGCTGACCGCGGTATCGCCAGACGCCGCCATCACGCCTCGCCCAGTGCCGAGAGTCGGCACAGAGCGCTTGCGCTCCAGCACTGGGCGACGGAATGGGCTGCGTTTCACGACCCGTACCCAGCCACAGCACGAGAGATCCGTTCCGCGATCCGCATAGCCTCCTGCCGTTCAGGCACGCGCCGCTGCGACCCGGGGATCACATAACCTGCGGGGAGCGCCTCGCGGCCGATGGCGAGATCTGCCGGCCGCTCTTCCGCCCACACAAGATGGCAGCGGTACACGGGCTCGCCGGCCACTTGGCTTGCGGCTTGATCCACCATGTAGCCGATGGGCTTGCGTTCAGATGTGCAGAATTTGATGTCATCGATCATGCAAGATGCTCCGTGCAAAGAATGTGCGTTTCGTGGAATTGTCGAATGACTCGCGCGTAGTATTCGCGAGCGTGCTTGATCTTCTCGATCATGGCCGCCTCAAGCTCTGCGTCTCGCTCGTAGCTCCATGTCGTCACCCGCATGTGCTCAGGGATGTGACCTACCATGTGCAACTGCGGATCTTCCCACTTGCACAGGTCATCAGGCGTGTCCACGAGGCAGTACGCTATGCGCCCGCGCGGCTTGTTCCACAAGCGCATGTAGGCCCTGAGTTGCCACTCGTATAGCTTGCGCTGCGTCTCTGCGATGTCTTCTTCAGAGATTGGAAATGTGGCGACGGACCACGCGGTCTTGATGTCAACAACCTCGCCAACGTCTGGCAGATCAGTCTCGCCAGATAGGTATTCGTCGCAGCGACGCTCGCAGTTCTTAGTGAGCGACTTACCGAATACGCTGTTGTACAGGGCGATGCTCGCCTCTTCGCACTGAGTGCCCTTGTCAATCTCCTTGCTGCGTACGGTGAAATCTATTCCGAAGATATCCTCCGCGGCAAGCTGACGGATGTGAGCCTTGGCAGTATCAGTGAGCAGCTCACCCTTCTTTTTCGGCTCTCCCATCAGCTTGCCGACAGAACTGCAGCGGAACAGCGGCCCGCTCATTGGCCGTCCTCCGGTTGGCCCGCATCCGCTGGCTGCGAGGCAGGATCTGCGTCGATGGTATTGGCCTCCAGCGCAGTCTTCAGTGCGCGACGATGCGCAGCAACAGCGTCGCGGAATGCCGCGTACCCGGCCCTGTCCTTGGCGGCTGTGAACGCCTTGCCGCCATCCTGCCAGACGGCGGCGGCATCCGCATCGGTGTTTGTGGCCTGCGCCTTGGCGATCCACTCGGCGAGCGCGCCGCCGGCCGCAGCATCCACCGCGTCGTCATCGTGGTGCTGGATGCTGCGGCCCTCCATCTCGTCCGCAGTGGGCTGGGATCCAAGCTCAGGGAAAGCCTCGCGCAGGGCCTGCGCCGTGGCGCACTTGGCGATCTGCCCGCGCGGTCGCTTCGTCCACATGGCATTCGGCGCGATCGACTTTTCCTTGCCGCCCTTGACCGCGTAGTTCTCCAGCCAGTATTCGGTCGCAGTGAACTCAGCGACCATCCCGCCAACGAGTCGGCGCACCGTAACGCGCGCCCACTCCGGGAATGCGATCTTCACGCCGCCAATCGTTGCTTCGGTCATGGTCCCGAATTCAGGTTCGCTCTTGCCGACATACTGGCCCGTGCGGCTCGCTTGCGTGCGGTACAGGCCGATCCCCGGCATGACCACATCGCGCATTTTCCCGACTTCCCTGTCCCACATCGGCACGATGTGCACAGGCTTTTGCATCGGGTCAAGTCCAGCGGCTTTGCAGTACCCGAGCACCAAGCGAATGCTGTCGTTTGATGCGCCTGGGTACAGGGACGACCCAAGAACTCGCAGCAAGTCCTCCTCTGGCATGGCGAGAGCGCCACCGGCCTGCACTGTCAGTTCGTTTGACATCATCACTCCAGGTTGAGGCGCCGTTTGATTGCGGCCACAAAGCCATCCGTCACCAGCCGAAGCGGCCCATCCTTCGGGCCAGCGTCGGTGACAGCCTTCATGCACTCCTTCGCCACCCTTACCTCAATGGCACGAGCGAACGGCACAACATTCAGCGGTAGATTTGGAATGCTATACCGCCCCTCGGCATCCTTTCTGTATCCAAGGCCCCAAGTGTTGTAATTGCTAATTCCTTCCTCATCCAGGCCAAGTGTCTCGGCAATTCTGCGGATTTCTGAATCCGGCAGCGGTGTCATCCCATCCTCCGGCTTGTCTTGTGTGCTCATTCAACATCGCTCCTTA